TGCCATTAGCTGAACTTCCTATTTGCTATGCGATAGTAATCGCGAATAATTCCGTCAATTCTTTTTTCCATGTCTGGCAAATTGCGTTCTACCGAAGGCCATGCCATGCGCGAAGCACTAGCCTGAGTTACACCGGTAGCACCATTTAGCGTTGTTACAAATTTACCAGCCGCACCTGCTCTCACTCTGCGCTTCATAGTGTGGATGTTTCCAAACTTGTCGCGCCTAGTGAACTCTCGGGTAAATCCTGTTCCCTGGTAGCCCGCACCAAACGATCTGCGAGAGCGACCCGCCATGTCGAGAATGTTAGCGGCAGGTGATAGCAAGCGAACGCTAACTAGCGAAGTAGTGAGAGACTTACCGCCAGCCTGAGTTCTGAAGCGAACCTGCGTCTTGTCGGCTGCAACACCTCGACCCCAACCAGTTGCACCGTAGTTGAACTTCATACCTCTCGGTGGATCAACTTGACGAATAGCATTTACGATTGGCTTTTGTGCCTCACGAACAATCTTCTTGATGTCGCGAACGAACTGTCGCTTTAGTTCTGGCTCAATGTCTCGCAAATTATTTCGTAGAGTCCGAATGTCTTTGACCGAGTAGCTTGGCTTGCCCTGTCCCAAGATAGGAAGCTGAAGCGAGAAGGTCGTCATAAGTCAATTCTACCTTGTTATGGTTTTGTTACCTTTGGTGTTTGACATTTCGAAATAACGCTCGGTAACATCTAACTACACCTAACGAAAGGGATAATCATGGGTGCAGTAAAAGAAGCGTATTACCAGCAGTTCGAGTCGCTATTTGACCAGCAGGTTGTTGAAATGAATGGCGATCGTGTTTGCATGTCTGACATGGTCGCCGACTTCCTATTGGCTACATCGTGGCAGGATGACGAGTATCTACGCTCGATGGAGACCAGTCTGTTTGACGAATACGACATTGACACCGCTGATTTCATTACCGACTGGTTCTTCCGAATTACCGCAGCTATCGGCGTTTACACCGGTGCGGTGACTGATGAGGATAGGAACATCGGTCTTTGGCTAGACATGCTGGCTTACACCTATCACTATGCGCCTCGTTCGGTCGGTCGCGCACTTCAGCGCTTCGGACTCAACCAGTTGACCTGCCAGGCTATTGTCTACTTGGTCGCAGGCAGACTGCTATCGGCTCACCGCGAGCTAGGTGTTATCCGCTTTGAATACCTTGGATTATGTCGAGACAACTCCTAGAGGATTACTTGCGCTCACTTGGCGCGAAGATTGTTAAGTCGGTGACATCGCAAACTGACTTGATTATCGTTGGAGAAAATCCGGCAGAGCATAAGGTAGCGAAAGCTAGAGAGCTTGGCATACCCATTGTCTACATAAAAGAAGAAACCGACCCCGAAGGGTCGGCCTCTAATGTTGACTTGCTCTCCAGACTAGGTATCTGCCCATAGTCCAGAGCATCCGTTCCGATTCCTGCATGAGAACGGATGGCGGGAGTTTGTATTCATACGACAACATGGCTAAATACCAATGTGCCGATGAATCTCCCAGACCCGCTATTTTGGGTCTTTGGTTGACGCTCCAATTCCCTCGATGGTGTCAAGCCACGCATCGAAGTCTAGGTCGGTCTTGCCCTGTCGCTTTAGTGCGGTGTATGCCAAGAAGAAAAGGTGTGTGATCTTCATCTCGCTCTCCAGCTTGGAGATTGACATGTTGAACTTGTCCTCGAACTTGACGATGTCCGCAGCGCTGGCAGTCACTTCCTGAGTAGTGCCATCCTGCATCTCAATCGCGAGATTCATTCTCATTTGTAGGTTGTCCTTTCGCTACTAAGCAGTTGCGCGAGTTACTGCACCCGAGATAGGCCAGGTGACATTCTGAACGGCTAGGTCGCCAACAGCACCGGATACTGGGGTCAGGTTGTTTACATTGACAACGAAGGTGTAGCTTGGGTTTGAAGCGGATACTGCGGTTCCGTTTGGCTTGACTACAACAGTTGCAGCCGATCCAAATAGGTTCCATAGTCCCGAGTCAATCGCGGCAGCCGCGTAGTCGTTGTGGAATGAAACGGTGAAGGTTCCCTGCTTTAGACCGGAAACCTCGGTGCGCCATGCGCTGCCGAAAGCGGTGGTCTCAACAGAGTCGGCAGAGACAGAAATCTCCACCTGGTTGATGTTCTGGGAGTAGTCGGTTCCACCAATGGTGGTTACGACATCCGTAAGAACTAGCTTTGCCATGATTTCTCCTAATTAGCTTGCAAGCACTCGAACGGAAAACTCCGCTGCGAGATAGGTTGTGTCGTTTACGAGAACACTCCCATAAGACGACATCTCAGTAACCACGCAATCGTAAGCGTAACCACTAAGAGTTCTATTAGATTCTATCGCCTTCTTGACAGACGATGCCGAGTCGCTAGAGCAGTATGCGTCTAGGTTGCGTTGTGCGGTGCGGTCATCGGCTCGACCGACTAGCACCTGAATGGCGAAGGTGTATTCCGTCATGCCGTTTCGAAAGTCTTGGTGATACTCAGCGCGGATCAACTGGACAATGGCGATTGGTGGGTTCGGGTTGTCTGGAATGTCCACCGAGGTTCGCAAGCCAGAGATGGTGGCAAGGTTAGTCGCCAGCCCTGTTCTGAGTTGCTGAATGTCTGCCATTACGCCATCCGAATCTTGCGGAACGAATCAACGAGCTGAGCAACATCTGGGTCGAGGCGAGTGCCAACACGCATAGCGCCAAGCTCACCCGAGATAATTCCGAGCGGAGAGTCGAGACGCTTGTAGATACGCGATGCCTGAATGACGGTCGCCTGAGTGATGCTGATTGGAACTGCATCGTATCCAAAGACTCCGGTGACTTTGACACTTGCTTCTCCGTCTAGTAGCTGAAAGGTGTAGTCCCCGATCGCGCGGATGCGAGTGTAAGGGGTTGGCTGTCCGTCAGCGTATCCGTTTAGTGGCTCGAGCTGGTAGTCCTCGGAAGTCCATTGGATGTCGTAGCTGGACTGAGTGTCATCGCTGTTTGTGTAAAGCGAGGTCAGCGATACCAGGTCGTCAATGTCGCATAGGTAAGAATCGCGCGGTGCGAAGTAGCGAACGACAGTTCCGGTCTTGTAGAACACGCGGTTGCAGTATTGGTCAATCGCGCGAGATGCGGACTCTACCGCCATTTCCAACAGAGAATCAGAAATGTTGTCGGTAATGCGAAGCGCTGCCTTGACCTGAGCAAGTGTTGCATAGCCATTAGTGATACTCACTCATTGACCTCAATTCGGAAAGTTTTTTAAGCTGCCTAATACCTATTCTATCGCCCCGGCTCTTATTGCAGAATGAGCAAGCTATTGCAAGATTGGTTGCAGAATTGTCGCCGCCTCTATTGACAGGGATTAGGTGATCAAGTTCAAACTTTGTAAAATCTACATTTTGAAAACATACATAGCATGAGCCATTGTCTCTATCGTAGATTTCTCTGCGCCTGGCAATTCCCTCGACTCTAGTCCCAGACCGATGCTTGAAATTATGATCCATACTCTTGCATGTTTTTGAGCAGTAAATAGCGTTGCCGCGCTTGCCAAGAAGTGACTTATTACAACGAGCGCATTTGCCATTATTGACGCGCCACGCGTTGTTTCGGCGATTCCTATTTTTTATTTGACAACTAATTTGACAAAATTTTTGCTGATAGGTCTTTTTAGCGAAAGGCGCTTTACACTCTAAGCACTCAAGTTGCTTACCATTAGTGATCGCCATGTTTCTATTCTACCGCCCGAGCCTGCGCTTGATTTCTGTTGAGCTTATGCCCTTCGTATAGGGAATGTAGATAAGGCTTAGGTGGCGTTCGTCTAACCAGTCTTGGGTAAAGCCCATTTGCTTGTAGTAATCTTTCCTAGCCCAATCAGAGCCAATGGCAATTACATCTATCTCATAGTCTTTGCATAGGTCGTCTATCACCTGAGCGCAGTTTTCGTTGCCGTAGTTCACGATTACTCTGTCCACGCATCGGAACTCGCTGATAACCATTCTGCGCTCGTCAAAGCTCATTACCGGCGGTTTGCCTTTGTAAGCCTCGATGAACTCATCTGTATTTAGAGCAACGGTTACAGTTCCTAGCTCAGCGCAAGCCTGTAAAAAGTTGACATGCCCGCTATGGGGTAAGTCAAAAGTTCCAGCTGTGAACACTTTTAGTCCCATCTGTTTTCCCTTCGCACCTTTAGCGACCAGCCACGAATCCCTAGATCGTGTGCCGCCACCTTGTTTGAGTAGACCGAGTTGTTACGAGCGAATGTCATGGCGTTACGCGCATGGAACCCGCTGGCTAAGGTCGAGCTGTTGTCATGGTGGACAGTTGCGTTGATGGTGTTGAACTTTACGCCTAGCTCGCGCATACGCCATTCGTATTCGTCATCGTCAAAGTAGATTGGATGAAACACCTCATCCCAAAGCCCTGCCTTCATTACGCTTCCCTCGGTAGGGATAACGCATGACCACTTGGGGTTGATGTTCAGGAAGTTGAACTTAGTTGTGTCTACCTCTTTCGCGATGGTAGCAAGCGCACCTGGCGCGAACCAGCTATCGTCATTTGGGATAACCCAATACGGCGCGTGAGGCGTTGCCTTGATTATCAGGTTCCAAGCACCGTTAGCACCTAGCCCGCTCGGGACTCGGATAACCCAAGTGTTCTGAACATACTCTGAAGTCTTAGGCTCGAACTGGTTTGTCCCCGAGTTGTCCACGATTACTAAATGTTCGACCGGATAGTCAATCGAATCGAGTAGTCGTTGCGCTAGGTCGAATCGGGTCAGCGTTGCAAACCCGAGAACTGGGATCACTTTAGGTTTGCCTTTAGGAATGGTGTCCAGTAGTTGTCCCAGACGGTCTCAATGTCGAACTGCTTGGCGAAATCAACGGATGCCTGAGAGAACCCGCGGTTGGCGTTGGCTTCCTTGAGCGCATTGACTAGTGAAGGAATCAGAGGAATCATAAAGAACGAAGCCTGCGCCTCATCCCAGAACGGCTGACCGTCAACTAGGAACGAATCGTCACCGAGCAGGTCAGGGGTTGCGGCCCAGTTAGAACCGATAACACGAACACCGCAAGCCTGAGCCTCAATAGCAGGAACGCCAAAGCCCTCGCCGTAGCTGGCGTGTAGCAGAACATCTAGCGATGAGTAGATGCCTGCCATCTCGTCTGTCGAGTAGCCGTAGCGTAGCTTGACTGGATCGGGGAACAGCACCGCATCTTCGGGTAGTCCGACTGCCCTCATAAGCACCGAAAGCTGGAAG